TATTACTATTTAAAGCCGAAGCATTCAGGGCGCTCAGTCTATTGGCAGTTAGAATGGCTATCGACTCTGTTATTGTAGCACTATCTTGTGCTGATTTACCAAGACTATGTGTAAGAGCCTCAGAAATATTAAGTGAGTCAGACTTAGCAAACGCACTAGCGATTGCTTCTGCATCAGTAAAACTAATGCTATCCGACTTACCTAAACTGGTAGAAAAGGCAGGTGCCTCTGTAATAAAGACTTCTTCATCATCTCCTTTTCCTAAACTTGTACCTAAAACATGGCTCTCTGACAGACTCGTGCTATCTGATTTACCTAAATTAGGTTCTAACACGGGACTGTCAGATAAAGACATAGTGTCTGCAACAGGCCTTGCAAGCGCAATAGCAGGGCTGTCGACCATGTTAAAACTATCTAAACGTTCTTTAGCAAACGCGTATGTCAAAACTTCTGACATCGTTGCAATGTTGTTTTTAAAAGCATCTACGTCTGTAGCAAGTGGGTCTGATACTGAAGTTCTGTCATCTAAACTAATAGCATCAGAAAAAGATCGTGCATACTGAACCACACGTTCTAAAGACTCTGACATAGATACTGAATCAGACTTACCTAAGTTAGGTTGTAACACTGCAACTTCTACTATACTAGTATTGTCTGATAGGCCTTTTTCTACTGCTCGTGTTAAAACTTCTGTTACGGACGCGCTGTCTGTTAGCTCCTTGCCGAATGACACGACAGGCGTATCAGCCATACTAAATGTATCTGTAAAACTAACACCTAATGTTCTTAATATATCTATACTTTCTGTAATACCTACAGAGTCTGCAAGCGTTTTACTTAGGTCGTATGCAAGTTCTTCACTGACAAAAGTTGCATCGTCTGCTCTTTTGTCTAGGTTGTAGGTAAGTATTTCTGTAGCGCCGAAGCTATCAGCAAGTAGTCTATCTATAGTATCTGGGTTTAGATATAGGTCAGCTATTTTTATAGACTGAACATTTACACCAGCACGAAGGTCTACACGAAAGATAAAACCTTTCAGTTTTACGTAGGTTACTTTTGATTTAAGTGACATTAATCGAAGTCATCTCTGACTTTAAACTTGATCAAGTCCTGAACAGTATGTATGCCTCCTCCTGAGGTCGTGTATTCTAATTCGCCTTCAAACGTGCCTGCTGTAGTCCAAGTACCGGACGGTATAGCACAAGTTACTTTACCGTTTGAAGCATCTGCTAACGTGCCGGTTATTGTTTGTATAAGGGTGGTTTGTCCGACTTCTCTTATTCTAAGCTTTACAGAACCACCAGATAAATCTATAGCAGCCCAGGTATCTGAGTTCTCTGTATCTAAAGTTTTACCTGCAGCAGCTGTGTTACTGTCTTTCAAGGTAAACTCTAAAGATGGTAGAGTGTCTCCTACTACGAATTTTATTGTATCTGAATATGCCATAATTAATTTTACCTCCCTAATGCTCTAGTGTCGAGTTGGCTATATACTGGCATGAAATCAGCAGCTCGCCAATCCCATGTAAAACCATCATAAACTCTTTCTGCTGTAGGCCCTAAAGGTGGTACCCAGAAAGGTTTACCATACCTATGACTTTCTAAGAATATAGGCATAGCTAAAGATGCTGGCCCTAACATACCACTTCTATCTAAAACTTCTGTCCAATACTGCCCTGGTGTCATACTATCGGTCCTATAATAATCTACTCCTGGATCGCTCGGTGAGATGCCTGGTAGAAGCCAAGCTAATCCTACTTTAAATCTTTCTCGTATTTCCCAACCTAACATAGTTATAGGTATAAGCATGCTAGCCATCAACACCATAGGCATAATTGCTACACCTGCATCTTTACCTTCTTTAAAATTACGATGTGTTTCTTTTAGAGTTGGGAATACTATAGTTTTACCATAAGCATAGAAGAAAGACTTAAGTTGCCATATAAGAGCATACCTGGGGTCATTTGCATAAGTAGGTCTTTGTGCAGGGTTTGGTCTGACTATTGACTCATCTACAAATTGAGAAATAGCATCATTGACTACTTGTATGGTAGCTGCATCCGCTTTACCTTTTTCCCAAGCAAACACTTGTTCAGGTGTTATATTTAACTCTCTTAAGTATTTTATAGAATCTGGGTCTCCGGCTTTAGCTTTTTGTGCGTGGTTACTTAAGAATTTCTGTGCCATACCGACAGCAAAAACCCTAGTAAACCTAGTGTATGCTTCTAAGCCTGTAACTCTAAACCACCAATCTGCAACACTCTTTGAAGTGCTACCTAAAAAGTCTGCTTCTCCTGCATATATAAAATAACTAGACATTGCATCTGTGCCTATAGCACCTATATCTCTAGCTATTTCTGCAGCCTCTGTAGGATTTTTAATCATTTGTCTTATGACATCAGCTACATCTTTTATACCTGCAGTGCCTCTAGACCTAAGGATAGGCCCAGCAGTATCTTGTAATGAAGCTATAACAGTCATGCCTAATAAAGTAACTATGTTTAAAACAAGCCCAATATTGTTTGCTGCTTTTAAGAAACCGTTTTGTATAGGTGGTATCTTACCAAACATAGAATCTATTATGTCTCTAGCTTCTTTTTGTTCAGCTGCTGATAGAGGCGCAAGAAGTTTGTCTAGCTCTGTTGTACCACCTTTTCTTTCAAACTCAACCTTAAGAGCTAGTTTGTTCATGTATTTTTGTAGAGATACAATAGTCTCATCCGTTAAGCCACGGTCCATAAACTCTTCGTTTGGTATCTGTTTAAAAAGTTTTTTCCTTTTTTGCATGACGCCTATGTCTATTTCTTCTTTAGCAGTAAACTCTATATCTCCGTTGCCTTTTGCAACTAGTTCAGCTATAGCATTGTCTATTTCTTGTACAGGTTCGTTAGGGTTATATTCTATAAGCAGTTCTCTCAATGCGGCTCTTTTTTGAGGATTACCTGCTATTTCAGCGATTGCTATAACACGAGGGAAGAAACCAAGAGGGTTGCCTTGAAATTCTCTTTTAGCAACTCCAAGCGATCCTAAATCTAACTCATCATAAAGTTTACTTAAATATTCTCTTATTTGCCTTGCTTGTGGGCTTAACTGATCTATAGGTGTTTTTTCTCTTGCTGCTTCATCTAAGATAGCTGTTTGTTCTTTAGTAAACCTAGAATATATCCAACCATCTTTTACACCTAATATTCTAGCTATGTCTGTCATATATCTTTGGGCTCTAGCATTTTTTAAGGTAAATAGACCTGCTAATCCACTAGCACTTTTTGTTCTTGGGTCTAACTGAAAGAAGTCTGCTAATGCTGGGCTAAAGTGTCTAAGCCTGGTATCTGCAGTTAAAAGTATTTGACGTAGCCATTTTGGCATGTTTTTACCATTAAATACTTTTCGTGTCTGTTCTAAAGCTTTTGATAATTGTTTATCCGTAAAAGTTTGAGGTCCTAAGACACTTTCTATCTTATTTTCTATTTTAGCTTTAACTTGCCAAGGCACTCGGTTATGCACTCTAGTCCCATCTTTTATACCTTGCATAGTATCTTCAATATAAGTTTGTGCTGTTGCGTTACTTTGATACCTAAACCTTTGGTCTGGAGTTAGTATGTTATAAAGTTTTATAAGACTTTTAACTAGACGTGTAAACCAGGCTTGTGCAGGAGCTTTCATTTTTTTAAAGTTATTAAAATTAGCTTCGTTACCTACAGGCAACCCTAGTATCTCTTTCATTTTTATAGAAGCCTGGTCCGCTAGCCAGTTGTTAAAACCGTCTACATCATTTGTATAACTAAGCGGGGCATTTGGGTCTTTAATAACTTTATCGTACTCTGCTTGTAGTGGCTTCCTTTGTACACTTTGTTTTAAAGTAAACTCTAGTTCTTGGTTAACAAAAGAGTTACCAAGTTCTTTTAAAAGAGAATCGTAGTAATCACCTTCGCTGATTTCATCACTTGTCTTCATAAGGATTACATCTCTATCTTTGTATTTTATTGTAATCGCATTTTTGCTAGGGCTAGCTAACAAGAATGATCTAGCAAACTCAAAGGAAGATTGTTCTATATTTAACCCATCGTAGTCTATAGCGCCAGAAATGTTTTCTTCTGCTGGTAATAAAGTTATGTTTGTAGTAACTCCTAGAGCCCTAGCAGACTTTAATATATTATCTATAATTGTTTTCTTATAAGGTCTTTTTGCTTCTTGCGGTAACCTTACAGGCAAGTTTCTTTGGTTTGTGCCAGTTCTAACAGCTTCTGCTTCTCGTGCTAAATCAAACAGTTTATTTACAGTTTGGCTACCATACTTTAATTTTCTTATTGGTACTGTTGGTTGAGTACCATCTTTTAATCTATCCGGGTATTTTATTCTAGGGTTATCTGTTTTTTCCCATTGGTCCGGTACCATTTCTTTCGTGCTTCTCATTGTTGCATCTCTAAGCACTGGGTCTTCACTAGCTCTGCCTCTTACAAATTCTGGTCCTGCGTCTAACTCTCCTACAAACTCCCCTGTGTCTGATCTGAAGTCAGGATTAACCATTTGTCTAGCTTCTTGTAATATTGCTAAATTATCTGCATAAGTACCTATTGGGTCATTTTCTAAAACTGCTGCAGATGCTGTACCTTTTTCTCTATTTAGTTGAGACTGAATAGCATCTCTAAGTGTTTCTGCAGTATATAAAAGACCCATACCCCTAGTTTGTCTAGACTTTAATATTCTGTCTGTTTGGAAAGCGGCTCTAACTGTATCACCATCTATTTGCTCAAAGTCAGGCTCAAACTGCATTCCTGTTTGTTCAGGGCTAGTTCTAAACACCCTAGTGGTGCCCACTGTCATTGTTCGTTCGTTTATATTAGGGTATTGTTTAGGGTCTGCGTACCACTTGTCAGTTTTATAATCAGCATAATTTACTGTTTTAAACTGATCATATAACTTAACTTTGCCCCTTCTGTATTCGTTATATTGAAGACGTTTTTTAATAAACTTGCCCACATCGGCGGGTTTGTTCATTTCTATATAAACACCATGGTTGCCTACCATAAGTCTAGTAGCTGTAGGTTCAAGGCTCATTAATTTTTGTTTGCCTTCAGGGGTTAGTGAAAGAGTAGAACCATCTTTTTCTATACTTTTTACGCCAAGTTGTGGGTATTCTGCTTGTAAATCAGAGACATGTACTTTTCTTATCTGTGAAAATATATCGTTTATTTCGGCTTCGCTTTTTCCTTCTTTTTCAAGGTCTCTCTTAAAAGCTTGATAACGACCTCCACCTACATACTGAGGCCCCATAAATTTATTATATTGAGTTCTGTCAATACCTAAAGAGCCTTTGTTAAGTGCTTGTTTTATATTGTTTTCTGCTTGAGTAATATCCCCTAACTTAGTAGCTCTGTTACCTGCCCCATTTAAAGTTTTTATTTTATTTTTTGTAAGCCAATTTCGTATTTCGGTTGCTGGGGTGTTGTTATCAATAACTAATACAGGTTTTTTTAACCTTTTTGCTTCTGCTACAGTAAATGCAGAACCCCCATCTAATTTTGCTTTTTTATCTTTTACTAAAACAATAGTCCCATCAGAGTTTTGAACATTTTTTGTAGTCCTACTTTTATACCCTTTTACGGTATCTTCTTGCATGTTAAATTCTTGTTTGTAGTTAGGACGAGCGCCATCTAATGTTTTAAAGCCCTTAGGCATTAAGCCTCCTGTTTCTAACCCTGCCTCTTTGCCAAGCCTACTAAATAAAATATCTGCACCATTTTGTCCTCCAGAAATAACTTTAGTTACTGGGCTATCTTCTTTTGTTAGTTCTCTAGTTTTTTCTATTTTAGGTGATTCCTCTCGTACGGTTGTTGCTTTTAAGTTTGCAGGGGCAAACTCTAAGCCAATAAAAGCTTTTAAATGTTCAATAAAGTTATTTAATTCGTCAAAGGTCATTTCTGCAAAACTAGGTTTTACTTGTTGCCCACTAGTGCTTGCTGTAGCGCTATATATTTTACCGTCAGCTTGAAAGAAACCACCAAACCCTAAGTTTATTAAAGATGGTCCTAAAACTTCATTAAAAAATGTTTCTCCGCTTCTTTCTTTTGCTTTGCTTTCTCTTTGTCTTTTTAGACGCGACTTTGATTTTGTTGCTTTTTGTTCTTTTATTTCATCTTTAGTTAATTTTCGTTCTGATATTTGTTCTTCGAGTAACAAACCAACATTAGTAAAATTACCTTTATCATCTATTATTTTATTTACTATTGCAGCACCACCTAATTCTTTTTGTAGCTGTGCTGGAGAGAAATTAGTAGTGTCCACTCTTAATACACCAGAGTCAGGGTCATCGAAGATTTCAAGTATTGCTCTTTCAAGGTCTTGTTGCCCTACTACCGTACCTGTTTTTTTACCGTCTACTTCTAATAAGTAAGTATTAAATGTCCTACCGCCTTGGCCTTCTGTTAAAACTACAGCCCCAAAACTTTTTTTCATGTCTGCTTCTTTAGGATAATACTCAACATAAATACCATTGTTTTGTGCGTATACAATAAAATCAGAGAACGCTTTTAGTCTTTGTTGTGTTTGGTTTTCTAATTCATTAAAATCACGAGTACCTAAAGTTTTTGCTATTTGAGTAAAACCTTCGAGGATAACATCAATACTTACTATTCCGGCTCTTTGATTAGGTGATACATCTGGCATTCTTACTTTAAACCTATTTCTTTGTGCAACCTCACTGTTGGTTTCTAGATTACTGTGCCTATCTTTAGCTTGTTGTATTAAAGTAATAACGTCTTGTCTTATATCTCTAAAAGTATTTGGAGCAGCGCCTAAAATATCCATGCTTTCTTCAAACTCTGGCCCAAACTCTACAATACCGTACTCTCTGCTTCTTTCGGGCACAATAGAAGTATCGACTTCATCCATAGCTACACCTTGTGTAGGCCCTTTTTGAGTTCTAAACGCTTGTCGACTCTCAACGCCTTTGGTCTCTCTGTATTCTTCTAATGGTAGCCCTGCTAATCCAGCTCTTGCTAAATCTGGCACGTCTGCCATATCTACAATCTTATAAAACAAAGGCGATGTAGCTCCTTCTGGAGTTCTATCTTTTAGTTCTTTTGTCTTTCTAAGCCAGGTATCTATTAATCTTTGCGGATAAAATCTTTGATCTTGTTCAAACTCTTGCACGAACTTTTGTTGTAGTTGTGCTTTTACTGCATTTCTTGATTCTTGAGTTGCTTGTTTATCTTGCCTACCTATCTTAAAAGGTTTACCTGTTCTCTCATCTATAAAAGGGTTTTGCGCAGTCCCGTTACCACCCTTAGGCACAGCTGCATCGCCAGTTCTGACTTTTATTTTTGTATCTTTACTTTCTATTTTGTAGGCTTCTAACGCTGTATCAAACTCTGCTTTTGTTTTAAATTGATTTCTTCTTGGTTTAGGAATAACAGAAGTTCTTAATATTTCTGTTTTTGGTACCATCTTCATAGCTTCTGGTGTAAAAGCTCTGCCAGCTACACTTTGTTCAATAGCTGTATCTTGTTGTGTTGGTGTTGCTTGCGTTGCGGCTTCTGCTATATCTTCTAAAAGAATAGCAGCTTGTCCTATTGGGTCTTTCTGTGCTTGTGTGTACTGTGTTGCTGCATCAGGTGAAAGAACACCTTTTGGTGGTGCTTTAAACTTTCCAGTGGTACTAACATACTGTCGATTTTCTTCTTTAGATAAAACTTTTTTTCTTGCTTCATTAAAAGTTTTTTTATTTGGTGTAACCTCTGCTATTGCAGCAAACTCAGGCTGTGTTACCTTTTTACCTTTTTGCATATTAACTAATCTAGCTTCAGCTAATATTCTTTTATTTGCATCTACAAAGTCTACAAGTTCTTGGTAAGTTAAATCAGGATATCCTTGGGTCTGTAGATAAGTATTAACACCAACAGCTTCTTGTTCTGTTAATCTACCTTCTAAAAGTCTTTGTCTATTTTCTTCTGCAGTTAGCTCAGTATCTAAATCTCTTTCTACTGCAGCCCTATCAGTACCTGTATCTTCTAAGTTCTCATCATCTCTACTTCTATCCTGGAAAGCTACACGTATTGGTTTTTGAGTTTGTCTGTCAAATCCAGTAGTTTCTCGTGTTGCTACTCCACGTTGCCTGTATTCCAAATGTTCTAACAGACTTTGCCTTTCATCTACCATATACCTTTCGTTAGTTTCTCTACCAAGAATACGTTTATTATTTTCTATAGCATTTTCTACCCCAGTGTTTTTCCCTTCTTTGTTGGATGATGTTTGTTGGTAATGCACTAATTCACCGGTTTCTTTATCCATAATGCCTACTACAACATCGTCTCCTTGTCTTCTGCCTCTGGTATATTTCAATCCTTCTGTAGCTAACCACTCATCTCTTAGTTCTGTGTTAAAAGGATCAGCGTCCATAATGTTTGCGAGAGACTCTGCTTTTTGAGCGTTAGTTGTAAAATAAGCCCCAGAAGGTGTGCCTACAATAAATAAGTTTCTGTTACCATATTTTTCTTGTAAGTCATTTTTTATTTTTTCATAGTTTTTTTGACTGTCTATATCTACATACACACTATCTTTATTAGTTTTGCTGTTAAACATAAAATCAAATTGAGCTCTTAGAGCTGATGCACGCTCTTCGTATACTTTTCCCCTCTGTCTTCTACCTAAACGTGCTTCGTATTCTGATTCTAAGGCATCAAACTCTACAGCCCTATTGCTAAGTGTTCTTACTTTATTAGCTATACCAGTTACAGTACCTGCGCCACCACCAACTCCTATACCACCAAAGAACCCAGCAAACAAAGCATTTAGTCTATCGACTCTAGCGTTTGCTTTCGTGTAGTTTTCGTTTATTCTAAATTTCTGTTGCACAGACAATTCTTCTTGTAAACCTTCTGCAATCCCTTCTGATAGTCCAGTTGTTATAGATATTGTGCCTAAATCTTTAAAAAAACTAGAATTACTTCCTCTTTTAAAATCAAAAGGGTTATCTATATTAGACTGTACCGTTCTTCTTCTACCTTGTCTTAATCTTTTTAATATAGTGCCTGCAACTGTAACTTCTGCCCCTACGCCAGCAGCTCCAAAAGCTGAACCTTGTAAAATAGAGTCAACTGCTCTAGCTTCACTAACCCCTACAGGGCCTAAGTCTGCATAGTCGCTAAATGCTATACCAGTACCTATTCTTTGTTCCTGGGAGAATGCACCTAAAATAGCCCCTTGTTTAAACCTTCTTCCTTTTAGTTGTTGTTGTAATGCTGGATATAAGATTTTATCTAATATCTCTTGTTCTGACATAGGAGCGTTACCCTTTGGTTTTTGGCCAATTTTAGTAGGTGATCTTTGCCCATTTTTCTTTGCTAATTGTTTTCTGTACTCTCTATTTATAAGGTCTTCTACTTGGTCTTTTCTCATACCCATGCCTGCCAGTCTCTGTGGCAGTTGCTTTAAAGCCTGGCCCCCCATAAACCTAGCACCTCCATACATTGCTAACGCAGGGCCAGTTGCAGTACCACCAGATAAAATAGTTGCTCCAGTAACTGCTCCCCCTACTACGATGGCTTCTGTTAAACTTGCTGCTAAAGAAGGTATAAATTGTCCAGTCGCATTAGCAAACTGCATCATGAACCCACCCATAGTAGGTTGTTCTAAAAATTCATCAAATTGCTCTAGGTCTGCTATGTACCTACTAGATTCCCCTTCAAAGGCGTCGCCTTCTGCTAAAAAGTTTGCAGCTGCAATCTCATCTCCTCTGATTGTTGCAATCGCTGCTCGGAAGTTTTTGTTTTGGGCCCGTACATTAGCTGCACCAGAATTTATGCCCGCAGTAAAAGCATCAATGACACCGGCTATTTCTCTATCTACAGGATCGCCAGCTACTACACCCGCACCACCTACCGCAGATATTGGGCTTGGTATATCCCCTGGGGCAACACCGGCTCCCCCAACACCAAGTTGTTCAGCTAGCTTCTTTTTTTCTTCCTTGGTTAAGGCCCTGGTGTCTACCATGTTTACTCAATTTCTAGGTAGTTAAATGCGGTACCTTTAATATTTTCTTGCGGTATCATGTTTAATATTAGAGCTCTATCTTGTGGGTCAGGTATAAGAGCGGTGAAAGCTCTATTTGGTAGAGTTGCCGTATATTGCGTACCAGTACCATCATCAAAAATAAACTTGTCTATCATAGGCTTACCACCAGGCCCTACTTTTACTACTACTTGCGTGTTGTTAACAATACTGGTCATAAGTCCTGCGTCTATATTGTCTCTACCAGAAAACAATCCGAAGAAACCACCTTTTTCTTTATCGCCATGTCGTACAGCCATAGCTAAAAGTACGTCACCTACAATCAGTTTCATTGCGCTGTGTGCAGCACTGTTTAGAGGAGATGTAAGTCCTTGTAAATTTGGGTTCGGATGTACTAGTTTACCTCTTTCATCAAGCATTATTGGAGTCCCATAATAACTACCCTTTACTTTTAAGTCGGCTAGTAAACCATTAAAATTAGCCCTGGCTGCACCACCATCCGCAGTAAGTGGGCTCATAAACGTATCTGTATTTTCTCCGTCGTACGTTCTGTATAAATTTACTTGTTTATCACCATTAATGTATTGCATGAAGGTATTATGGGCATCAACTAAGACTTCATTACCATCGGCTTGAGCAGCTCGCAGTCCTGCTAGTGCTGTTTCTTCATACTGTATGTTATATATCTGAGTTCCTCTATTTAGTTTGTATTTTTCTACTGGGTCTAAATTTGGGTCTCCTGACACAATACTGTTCCAAGTCCTATTATATACATCCCCAAATGAAGTACCGGTCCCTCTGTTCGCTGCCATAGTAGCTGTACCAAGTGCTATTTCTGATGCTGATAAATCAAGCTCCGGATCATAAAAAGGAAGTCGTCTAAAGTCTGGTCTTTCTGCAGTAACACCATACTTAATAAAAGCTGCGGCCACTTTATCCATTGTGTCTTGTCCTATTAATTCTCTTATTTCGTCTTCATTATCAATTAGATATTGAGTTACTGCTTCCGGATCATAGCTACCATCTTCTTTAGTAGGTAACTTAAATGTTGGCATTTCTTCTACTTTATCTACGTTAGGTGGTAGATTATATTGTTGACTTAATTCTGGATACTTCTCATCTAAAGTAGTAAGTCTAGATTCTAAAGCTTCTACTTCTTTTTCTGTTTTTTCTCTTAAGACGCCAGTAATGTTATCATTTGCTAATAAGGCTCTCTTTCGTTCAAGTTCATCGGTTATTCTTTTTCTTGGTTCTGTAAAAGCTACCTCTCTTATATTTAAATCATCTCTAACCAATTCACCTTTTACATACGAAGCAAAATCATACATAGCTTTTTCTGCTCGTACTTTGTCGGCACGAACTTCTGTTAACATCTCAGCTTTAGTCATAGTGTAAGTATTTGCCTGCAATGTAAAAGGGTTTCTTGAAAAACCATATCCATAGGGACTACTTCCAGTTTCAGTGTAACCGTCAGGTTTTTCTTCTAATTCTTCTATTCTTGCATTTAGACGAGGTAAATCTATAACTGCGCCTATTCTAGAATCAAAGCTATTGTAACCCCTGTTATTCTCTACCACGCTTCTACTTCGGAACCCTTCTAGAATATCTTTATCGTCATAAGTGGTAGCTAATGGAGTGCCAGCTTCAAAATTTGTAATAATATCATTAGCTAAGTCTAATATTTCACCATATTTAGCTTTGCTAGTATCTACTGTACCAAATTCTAATTTACCTCTTTGATTTGCATTAATAACATCTTCTTTTGGAACTGCGCCAAACTTATCTCTTTCAGTGAAAACTTTGTTTGCTTCTTCTTTTTTCTTTTTCTCTTCTTCTTGAGCAGAGTCTATAGCGTCTTGGATTATAGGCCAAAGTTCTGATTTAGCTTGGAGTCCTTCAAAAGAACTTGTATTGTTGCTTTCTACGTCTGCGTCTATATTATTTAAAACGTCATTGAATCTGACAGGAGCACCTTGGTCATCTTCTGTACCTACTTTGGAGATTTCTTTACCTTCTTTTCGACCTTTGAACTCGGCTCTTGCTTGTATTATTAAATCTGAATTTGGGTTTACCTTTATGTTATCTCGTAAAGCCTCATTAAGAGTTTGGTAAAGGCCTTCTCCTGTAGTAAATAAAACTGGGCTTTCAGGGTCATTGTCTCTAAATAAAGTAAATGGAAATATGCCCCTTCTTGTTTCATTAAGAGCATGTATCTGCCCAGTAGTGCTATCTATTAAAATCCCATTTCTAGCTACTTTGCCTATTTCTGCTTCTCCAGTGGCCTTATCATTAAAAGTTACATTTGTAGCCCTAGAACTCATTAAGCCTTGAGCGTCATCTACATTTTTTATAATTTTAAATCGCCCTGGTTCATAGCCTGGCATTTCATAGTCATCAAGTTTATCGTAAGCAGTTAAACCGTCTTTGTCTTTCTCCAGATTCTTTTCGTGTGTAAAGTAAATACCGTGTTTTTTAGCAAACGTATCTTCTCCCACCATCGTAGCAAAGAGTTCTTCATCTAAGCTTGTGTAACTAACAACATCACTATAAGCAGAGTTAACATCAAAAGCATCTTGTTCTTCTGCTTTTCTTTGTGCCTCAACAAAACCTTGTGCTGCTCTTAATCTAGCTAACTGACTCATATCATAAACGCCGCTAGTATTGACGCTCCCATGCCCATCATTTGTGAAGAGTATGACGCTTTAGCATTCTTGTAAGCACCTCTTCTTTGCATAGCACCCTGGGCTGCGGTGCCTAATCCTTCTAGTGCTCTAGCATTTACGCCCTGTCCAATACCTATTATCTCTTGCATAAGTGCTTGGTTTATCTCTGCTTGTCTTACTCGCGCGTTATTTGCTGAACCAGCTAAACTTAAGGCATCTCCACGCTGTGCAGCTCTATCTGCTTCCTGTCTTTGTGCTGCTGACATAGTGCCTCCACCATATCTAGACATTGATCTTCTTCTAATACCTTCTGCAATCTTAGCCTGCATCTTTGCGTTTTCTCTAGAACGTCGTATCAAACTATCATCACCTACCATACTAAGTAGTCTATCTTCATATCCTTGGAAATCTCTTACATATTCGTTGTAATCTTGACGCAGAATATCCGCAAAGGTTTTTTCTGGGTCATCCACATTTGGTAGGTTTCCTGCGACATCTTTTACCATACCTAGTGCTCCTGCTAAATTCATCCGTTCGATCCTCCTCCAAGGTTAGTTAAACTACCTAAAAGGCTTTGGTTTGCTGGAGTTATGCCAGTGACTACGTTACCTCTAAGGATGCCTCCAAAGACTCCACCTAAGCCACTTCTAAGCCCTGACTCAGCAGAAAAGTCTGTAACACCTGCGGCTTTTAGTGCTTGTATGTCTTGGAAGTTAGAACCAGCTTGTTTACCTAGAACGGTAGCTGCTTTGATCATACCTTGTGTTCGTGTTTGTTTTGCTTTAGCTCTGTTGAGTGTGTCCGTAGTAGCTATCTTAGAAGCCTGTGACAAACCAGCTGCTGTCTGGCTAGCTTGTTGGTTAGCCATCTTAATACCACCAACTTGGTCAGACCGTGCAGCAGTTAAACCTTGAGCAGAAGCTTGTAGTTGTTGTGCAGCTGCAGCTGACGCCAGATCAGCCTGTGCATCTACTCTTTGTACTGCCGCAAGACCTGGCCTGTTAGTTAGAACTTGCATGGTATCTGCTTGTGCTCTACCTTCTGCAACTCCTTGTAGAGATTCTTCGCCTGCAAAAGATTGTGCTACATAAGCCTGTAATACAGGTGAAAACTTCTCTCTAAATCTTTGTTTGTCTTTTAAAGCAATAGCTGCGTTGATTTTCTCTACAGGGCTTGCTTTGTATTGTGATGCTTTTGGTTTACTCAACTTTTCTCCTATAAACTCGTGTATCTAAACTCCAACCGTTTGCAACCGCGTACGATTCAAACCCTGGGACGTTTGATTGTGCTTCTATAAACTTACAATCTAGTTCTTTAGCTACACTTTCCATCCACTGTTCATGGGCTATCCACTGATGCCCGCCTATATCATAAGTATACGCTAACCACATATACAATGTCTTGTCTTTTGTATATCTATCTACTTCTATAGTTAGTACCAAAAAACCTTTTGGAGAGGTAAACAGAAAGGCTCTTTCGTTTACACACTCACTATAAACATCTTCTGGAATAAAGGTTAGACTAGGATTGTCTCTTAAAATTTGTTTTATGCCGGGTTTTACAGTGTTCCACGTGGAACGTATGTCTGTAAGCACTGGCTCAACAAAGTCAATAGTCAATCTCCTTTCCGTATCTTCCATAGCGCCTCCTTGGCCTTCCTATTCCTTTGTATTTTACTGTTCTTTTTACCCCAAGGTCTCCGCCTCTTGCGCGTAGTTCTGCTTGGGTTATTTCTGTATTAAACTGTGCTAGATATTCTCTAGCTGCGCCTACGTCTGTCCATTCTCTGTTTGGTATACGTAGTAATCTATATAAAGCTCCATATATGATTGCATCTCTGTACTGATTAGTAATATTAGTATCTAAGTTGTTTGAAGTTCTTGTTGGTTTCAATGCAACGCTAGCTATTATTTGTCTTGACCCACTAGGTACAGGTACTACCCAGAAAGTAGTTGATGTTTTTTGCAGATACACGTGAGGATTACCGGTTCTGTCTCTCCAGTCTGGGTAGTTTAGCTCTAAACTACGTGGGCTGATGGGGTCCATATCATTCCCATCTTCTGTCATATATAAAACTTGGTGTACTTCTGTGCCGGTAGGCACGTCAAAGTCATACTCATATACACCCGCTGTTGTGTTAAACGGGTCCATATCTAAGATGTATGCTTTAGATCGTTCGCAAAATTCTATTGCAGCCGAACGTATGTTTTGTTCGACCAAAGAGTCAGGACATAACGGGACGTATGGTAAAACTTCTTTTACTAAAGAAGAATACGCCGCCATGGTTACCTACCTTGTTGCGGTGCCATAGGAGGCAGCGTAGGACCGGCGCCTATATTACTTGTTCTGTCATTGTTCGGGCTTACTAACTCTTGAGCTTGCATGCCTTGTCCGATACAGTTTAAGAATAATTGATAGTGCACTTGTGATCTTTGTGCGTTCCCCGCATATTCAGAATCTTTTTGATATGCCCTAAAAAGAACATAATCAATCACTGCATTGCCGTAGATATCGTCTATATCTAGGTTTGAACTTGCAGATGATAAATCTGTAGGTATTTTTGAGTAAACAATCTCTAAATATGCATTACCATTTACGCCTGGATATACATAAAAGTTTTTTGGGTCATCTTCATCAAATATATAATGTTTAATTACTGTCCCATGTTGTGCATCTCCAGATACAGTTGGATCGTTCCAATCTGGTTCTTGAGTATTGAGAATATCTACATTTACAATTCTGATTGCTCTTTTACCTGTAGCGCCGCCAGAAGCATCAGACATATTTCTAGTTACTTTAATTAACCTAAGACCGTCGGTTGGTAATGTTTGTTTAGTTCCAGTAACTAATTGAACATTAGCAGTCTTCGCAGATGATTCTGGTCTATAGTTAACAATTTCTCTTTGTGCATCGTTTATGTACCGTAGCAATTCTGCTTCAGGCCATCTAACACTTGTAGTATCTTGTAATATGTCTTCTATTCTTGATAATAAATTTGTCCCGGTTAAAGCCATAATGTTACTCCGCTGCTTTTAATTCCTCTATTAATGCTGACTTCTTCTTACGCCTATCAAGTTCTATTCCCATAGTACGGCCATGTTCTTCAAGCTGTACTTTAGTCATAGATTCATAGTCTACAGCTACAACTTCTTCTTCTACTGGAAGTTCTTCAGCTGCTCCGCCAGAATCTTTGTCTATTTTTGGAGACTCTTCCACAACTGGAACTTCTCCTTCTTTGATTTCAATGCATCCTGCTTGTAAGCATAATAAGCCTAAGTCGTGTCCGACCTGTCTTGGTTCACCTGCTTTAAGGTGTATTGTTGCTCCCCATGTAGAAGCTACTGTTACGTCGTTTTCTGATTTAATCCACATACTTTTCTCCTTAAAAATGGGTGGCCATTAATAGCCACCCATAAAGAATAACACAATTAGAATGCAACATCTAACGCAATAACACCAAAGTCTTCAACCTGACCTGTTACGTCAGAATGATACTTAGGCTTCTTGAGTCCGAAGATTTTTCCAATTGAGATACCGTTTTGGTTTCCATAGTCAAATGTGTCTTCAACTATTTCAGGGATACCAATATCAGCCATAGCTAATGCTTGTGCTCCAGCAAAAATACATCTTGAGTAGTTTACATCTGCATTTGCACCGCCTTTATAACCAGCAGCTCCTGCATTTGATGATGTACCTGATGTAGCACCACTTGTATTGAACACGTGTCTAAACTCGTGAACCATAATACCATCAACCATTAGACTTGATGAGCCAGAGAACAAGCTTGAGCCTGGTCCTCTAACACCAGCTTGCCTTACGTTAGCAAGGAAATCTGAGTCAAGTTTAAGGTCAGCCATAACTTGCGGAGTTACGAAGAGATGGAATGTCTCATCGTTACCTGCGCCTCTTAGGCCTCTGATGTAGTTGTCTTTAGCAAAAGCTTTTAGATCAACAATGGTTTTATAGCTAAGTTTGTCAGCTGCTTCTAAAGCAGTAACATCACCAGCTACAAGACCGCTAGTTGCGTCTACTCTTCTATGTCTATTAGAAGTTGGCGCAGTTACAGCACTTGAGAACTCTAAGTCGCTTAGGTTTTGCCCTGAGTTCATTGATGGTCTTAACGCACCATTGTTCTTAAGGTTATACCCTATACCACTCATAGTAAGGAATGCTAATTGGTCCATTCTGTCAGCCATTGCATATGCAAGTGCATCTCTTGAATGTTCCCTAAAGTTTACAACTGACTTTTGATCTGCAAGTCTACCAGATAATCTGTTTGCAAATCTTAGTTGGTCAATTGTTACGACGATGTCGAAAGC